ACCAATCAAAGCAAAGAAGGCATTAGGACTTTCTGCGGCAATGTCCTGCATACGTTCAATGGACATACCAAGTTCTTGTGCTTTCTTCTGGACAACGGATAAGGCTTCAGTGCCAAACATATCGTCCAGTGCTTTGTCAACTTGAGTTAGGTTCTGTTTGACAGAAGTTTCTTTCTCACGTTGAGTCAGTGTCTTTTCAACAAGGCTCTTCAGGTCTTCCTCACTAAGGCTTGCAGTGGTGTTCTGTGCCTCGGCGCTACCGTTATCATTGGGCACTCCAGTCTTCGCTGCGGTAGAGTCAGCGGCCTTATTCTGGAGTTGTTCAAGAACCTGGGCCTGATACTCTTGTTTCTTCAAGTCTTCTCGCATTTGAGCTAATTGTTCTTCGAGAGTCTTGATATAGCCATCAGCTTCTAACTTACCTTTGGCGAGTACTTCAGGGTCTTTCCAGTTCTCTCCCTTTGCCTCTACGAGTTTCTGCAAATAAGATTCCTGTGGTGTGGCCTCTTGTTGCGTCTGCTCTGCGTTCTGCTCGGTCTGTGCGGTTGCAGTCCCGTCAGTAAATACCATAATCTATTCCTTGTCTAAGTTGATAAGATCAAGCACCGTGGTTAGTGCTCGGTTGTACCCAATCCTGTCAGCTTGCTTGTATGCCCACGAGGGGCTGTCGTAGTCGGCTGTAGGAGGGGCATCCTTTAGCATAGGCTCTAGGATATCCTTGAGGCGGTCGAAACCTTCCTTGTTGCTGTTAAGAAGCTTACGGACCTGCTCTTTATCTGCGTTAGTCTTACATTCTTTAAACCAAGATGCTTTCATTACAGACCTTGTTCGATTGCTACTTGTTGTTCTTCTTCATACTGGACCTGCGCTTCGGTTGCTACACGCTGGGTCTGCAGTTGTTCAACAACAGTAATGTTCTCACCAAACAGTGCAGGCTCACCAAGCTCGTCAGCAAGGATACGAGCAAACTCTTTGCCCGACATATGTGCTGCGATAGTGGGGTCTGACAACTTGATCTGGTAAAGCTGTGTCAGGTTCTGGATGCGTTGTGCACGTTCTGCGAAGTGACGAGCACCCATAGGAACAATCTTACCGTTTGCCTTGATATCTTCTTTGGTGATCTGCTCAAAGAAAAACAAACCAGAGTCTTCGTTAAGGACACGAACAGTGTCTGCATAGTCCATGTTACGACGAGCAGCCTCAAGCATTGCGTTCAGGATAGGCTCAAGGAACACACGTTCAAAGTGGGCTGTCTTGTGTTGGAAGATACGGCCTGCCGCAGTCATAAGCTGCTGGACCTCAAAGGCTGTCTTCTCGCCTGCACTACGGATACCCATAGCCTCACGAGGTGCACCAGCCATCATCTCCATTTTACCTTCTAGGTTCTGGATCTGGAAGTCTGCGTTCAGGGCTGTCGAGTCTGGCATCAGGTAACCTACGTCACCCTCTTCACCCATGTAAATACGAGAGCCAGGCTCAAAGTCAAAGTCCTCTACGTCACCACGAATCTTCATGATGGGATATGCGATCTGATCGAACACATCAGCCTTTAGGTTCTCAAGGTGGTCGATGCGATACTGCATACCTACGAGGTTATCCAGAGGCCCCATGGCATATAAGTTGTCAGGACGTTCCCGCCAGCCTGCGTGGAAGATAGACGCCTTACCCAACCAGCTAGGGTTCTGTTCATTTGACAAAACGTAAGCACGATCAACAACAGTAATAACACGGTTCTTATGGAAAGTCTTGGTGTCTTTGTCGTAAATGTCACCGTAGAAGGTAAGGATCTCTACGTAGTTCGAGTCGTAGTATTCTTTGATATTAGAGAAACCGTCAGCAATAAAACCTTGTGATTTTGTTACATCTACGTCTTGGATAACGGTCGATGTCCGGTTGACCATCATCCGGTCAAGAACATCAGCCATATAGGCGTTGTCTACTGACTCTTCGATCTTACGGGCAATCTCACCTAGAGTGACAATAGACCGAATGATCTTCGGGCTTTCACTAAAGTTAGGGGCTAGAGGATTGAAGCAGATATCAAAAGGACTAATGCGAACTAGCTTTGGTCCTACGTAGTTGACAATGATCTCGCCATCCATTTCGATGTAGTCACGAGTAAAGTCAACCGTAGCAAAGCAGTTACCATACTGGATGTAGTCATTCAGGATACGGCTTACAGTGTTCTCAAAGTCAGACTGACGAATCTTGTTTTGCATGTACGACTGAATAACGTCACGCTTGCTTTTCGTGTCAGAGTCTTGGTCGTTAGCTTCAAACCGAAACCACCGCTTCTGAGGGAACAAAGCAGCAAAGTAGTTTGCATGAAGATTATCTGCAATCTGTGTCAACTTTGGTGTGGTGGTGCTGTTAGTCCAAGGTAGCTTACTGTTCGAAGTGGTCCGAGTGTCAGTAGCATAAATGTAGTTACGAAGTTCTTTCCACTCTTCGATCTTCTGACGACGAGCATTGTTCCAGTCAGTCCACTGCTGCGAAATCTCAACGGCCATGCTGTGAGGATCAAGAAGCATGTCAAGATCAATATTTGTTCCAGCCATTAGAAGCTAACTCCACCGAATCTTTGATTGAACTGGACAACATTGCTTTTCTGTCTACGAACAGAACGTGCAGGTTTCACAGCCATGTCTACTACAGAAGCTAGAGCATCAATAACGTCATCATGCGGAGGGTTACGAGATGACAACTCTTCTTCTAAGATTTGAGTATTACCACCACGATAGTGCCAGATACCCATGTTATCGTAACGAGGTTCAAGAACAGCAGCTATACGTTCTTGCTTGTTACCTTGGTTTTTGTTAGGCCTGTACTCTTCAATGCTGATTGACAAACCATGCTGCTTGATTAGTTCTTTGAGTTGCTTAACAATAGCCATCTGGGCTACGGTTGTTTCTGCTCTCATCTTACGGAATGACCACTTGTTTGACAGATGTAGGATGTGCTCAAAGTAGTCAGAAATTCTGTCTGTTCTAAAACGATCAATATCAAGAACGTAAACGTTATTGTCAGCATCAATACCAATGACAACAATTGCAGTGTAGTCAGCTTTCTTACTAAGGCTAAAAGCAAAGTCAACAGCAGCAAAGACATTCAGACGATTGTCACGGAAGTACCAGTAACCGTTTTCCTGGCGTAGGTGCTTCTGTTCGTAGTATTGGAACTTGTCAGAACCAACAGGAACATTGTCTGGGTCAGATGGGTCATTGTAATACTGCGCCCTGAACTGACCTTTATCTAAGTACTGACCACGTTTCTTAGCCAGAACCTGCATGTTAAACCCAAACCACTTACCGTCCTTGCGTTGAGAACGAGGCCAGAGGAATTGACCCGTACCATCACCACGATCCTCTACTGGTCTTTCAAATATTTCGTAGATATTCTCTTCACCAATCTTGTCACCATCCTTGCTGAATACATCTTCAGTCATTTGAAGAAGATCGTTGTAAAGATCAGCAGGATGATACCGTGTGCCTACCACCCACTCTTTCGCATCAGCGCCTTCGATAGATGACAAAAGAGAGTATTGGCTTTTTACTTTGTTACGGCCTTCACCAGTGTAGGCATTTTCGTAAACAACAACATCATCAAGAACTGCAATGTCACAGTGCATGCCAGTAAGGGAAGTAGTGAGGCCACCAGTAAAGACAGAAGGGTCACGAACATTCTCTTTCTTACGTAAAGGATGATCTAAAGCAATCTCTGAGTTAGTCCTACGAGTCCGTTTACCTTCGTCTGCGTTGACATGCTCAGGCCAGTAACGACGGTAAGTCTCAGAAGTAAGGATACCTTTGATAAACCCAAGTTGCTTTTCTGCAAGGTTAGCAGTAGCTGATATGTATAGTATACGCAAAGTTGGGTTCTTTGTCAACTCCCATGCGACACGATAAGCAATTAGTCTTGACTTTCCGTGATCTCGTGGGAACAGAAGGAGTTGGTGGCTCTTAGAATCTGGACGTGTCCACCAGTTACAGACATCCTCGTGGCATTGCCCTAGAACTTGCTCTGGTGCAACAAGCTTAATAAAGGTGACAAGATCACTTTCAGCCGCTGTACGAATTTGTTCTAGGGTTGCCATGTATTATGCTGCGTCCTTCACATCCTGCGGGGTGCTATCAACCACTGCCTGCGCAGCGCCACTCCATCACTCTTCGGCCTGATCCAAAGAAGCCGTAAGCATGTTTACAAACGCTTCACGACCCACGTTTAGCTGGTCGAGATTAAACTGAGCCGAGCGCATCTTGCGATCCAGATCGTTGATGTGGCTAATCATCACCTTCTGCTGGTCGGTCAGTTGGTCCTCGGTGTAGTCAGTTCCGTTGATCGTGATGGTGGCTGTTTGTTTCTCGCCCATCGTAATCTCCTTTCAAGTTTGAGTTTATTCAGCAGCCCAAGGCAGGCCGCTGACAGTAGCAGGTGCTT